ATCCGAATGATGTCATCGCGGGTCATGGCAACCGCCAAACGATCATCATGCGACCGCGTTTGTTTTGTTTATTTCCGGCTGCAACTATCAACCCCATCTCTGCAAGCTCGCATCGACGCTTGCGAACCGTGCTAGGCGCGTATTCGTCAAAGCCGGGGCACTCCTCGAGCTGCTCGTCGGTCATGGGCCCGTACAATTTAAACTTCTCAAGGCACACCGTATGCAATCGGTACATGTGCGGTTTCAATGATTTACTGGCCAGTAAAGACGTGACCGGATCCGTCGCTCGAGATTTCGGAGCGTAGATATCAGACATTGATGCAAAAAAATTGTTAATGATGTCGCTCACAGCAAAACCCCCTGTTGCAGATTGCGTAAGGATTGAACTTCGGCGTTTATTTCGTTGTTAAATTCCAAAATGGCGGTTTCGTAACCGGCCAAATCCAGATCGTAGCGTTGCACTCGGATGACAGACAGTTGAAGGCCGAAAGGCATTCGATCGTCAAACGATACGAAGTCGCACCAGGCAGCGCCTGTCACCAGCAGATTGTGTGTGACCTGCCAGCGGTAATCGGCTGGCAATTTTCGATCTTTCAGCGTCTGAATGTGGGTGGCCGTCTTGGGGCATTTGATCTCGATAATTCCGGAAAACCCGTTTACGTCACCGTCTAGGCTGCATCCCATCGTGTTGTCGTCGCTGACAACAAACCCAGTCTGGCGCACCTCATTGCTGGTCGCAATTTGATAGGCCATTCGCGCATCGGGTTCCTTGTCGATCCCGCGCTGCATGGCTGCATTGATGTAACCGTCCGATTCCATCGGCTTGCCAGTAAACCGTTCGATTGCCAGGCTGATCCGCAAATCGCGCCGGCTGGCCGGTTCAGCACCACTTTTGAGTCGTGCCAAAACATCGCCGGCTACCGATCCGGTGATTTTGCCAGCACGAGCGGCAAACCACTCGGGCGTCCGTTGTTCGCATTCAATGATTTTCATGGTTTCCCCTGTTGAATCGCTAGTTTTGCGACGTTTGAACAATAAATCAATTATTTGACAATCTCAAGTCTTTCTTCGATTGGCGTTGAGCGATCGCCACACTTCGATGATGATGTCCGCCCGTTGTCGGCGCGCTTTAAGGGTTTCGACCGTTGCGATCGTGGACACATAAGCGTCGTCTGCTTTTTCGCTGTCCGGGTGAACCTCGGCCATTGCCTGGCGCTCGGCTACGGTTCCGTCCGAGGCGAGGAAAACCCTCGCCCGGATTCGTTTCCGCAGGATTTCAGCACGCTCGAGTTCGGCACGTTCCTTGGCATATTGGTCGTCTGTCTCGGCCAGATACACCAGAGCCCGTTCGAGTTTCGACTCTGAAATAATTTCATTCATCGACATTGTGCTTAAAATTGCCAAGCGTCAAATATTTGGCAATCGTGTGTTTGTGAACTCCCAATTTTGCGGCCATCTGTTTGATGGTCGGCAACGCTTTGCGAGCGGTTGACCATGCTTGCAGTTCCGCAATTTGTTCCGGGTTGAGTTTGGGTGGCCGACCAACAACCGTGCGCTTACTTTCCATTCAAAATTTCCTTGAATTTGGTTTTTTCATCTGTGGACAACGATTTCCAGACCGAAGTGAACAACTGCTCATTGGCCTTGATCTCAGCGTGATATTCCCGAAGGCGCACGCTATCGCCCGATTTCATGTCGGCGCGTATACGAGTCAATGCGGTTAACGCCGATGCCTCGTTTGCCGGATATCCATACATTTTTTCGCTTAAGGCGCTGGAACGGCCTTGAGCGGCTTCAGCGTCGTCGTCCGTCTGGTAGATGCCGACCATTGCGGCCAGCCCGTAGCGTCGAGCGTATGTGATTGTGGAGCCCACGGATTGTGGAGTCATGTCTTTAGGTGTCATCCAGATCGTGCTAGAAATCCATTCTCCCGATGTGTGAATCAAACGTGTCGTTACCCCAATTTGGTTGTCCGGCAAGCCGTCGGTGCCTTGAACAATTGCCAGTCCGTTGCTGGTCAATGCTGCTCGAGCTGCGCCCCAGACGGATTCGAGATCGGCATATTTCGATTTAAAAAATGGATTGGCCGAATCTTTCAGAGCTCCGCCCATCACCGCCTGGGCGGCGGCGAGGGCAGCGGCAATTTGGCCGATGGATTCAGAAGTCTGCATGGTCTGTCCCCTTGTTGAGTTTTTTGCACCAGGCGTTATAACCCGGATCCTGTTCAATCATCTTCTGCCAGTCCGCGTATTCATCAACGACGCGCCGGCCTGATTCCTCAATGTACCGTTTGATCTGATCGTAAAACGCGGCGGCGTCGTCGTATTCGGCATTGATTTTTGCAAGATAATCAATAGAGTTTTTAATTTTCATTTGCGATCCCCTTTAGCGGTGTAATTCTTTGACAAAATGTGCGTTCCGTCTTTAAACATTTTATTTCGATTTGCACGCATCGCCTGATAGAGCTTTGCAGTATCCGATCGTTCGACTGTTTTGATTTTTGGATCGAGCGTCGACGTTTTGTACCAAAGATCGGAGATCCATCGGCTGATTGTGGGCTGCGTGAATTCCCACAACAGAGATGACAACAACACAACAATCGTGGCAACAACGAAAGCCAAAACAAAATAAAAGGCAATGTCTTGTTTCATATCAATACTCCCGAATGTCTGTGATGCGATCTTGAAGATCGACTTTCACCATTGAAATTGTGTGGTCTTTAAGCAGCTGGTGAATGCGCCAAGTGAATGCGGTCACCGTCTCAAAACTGGGATCGTTTACCATTTTGCAAATGAGCTTGTTGAGCTCGATGCCTTTAGCGCGATTGGTTGCAACCTGGCACATGGCCTCGGTGAGATAGTCGATGCCGGCGGGCAACTTTTCTTTGTCGTCGTCCGGATCGTGCGCAAGCCATTCGGCCAGTTCCGCATTGTCGATGTACTTAAAATCGTCGCCTTCTTCCTGATTGGAAATGGCGTCAATTGCAAACTGCGTTAGCAACGTGTTTTGGATGGCGGTCAATTTCATTTGATTCCCCGGTTGAACGTCGTGAGTTAGTCGACGTCCTGTAGATTAATGGTTTTGCGTTAGATGTCAACAAAAATGTTGTGACGTAGTTCACAAATGAAAAAGCCCCTCGAGGTTGGCCGATCCCTCGGGGGGCTTTGCAGGCGCATTGGCGGTATCGGCTTACCCCTGCATGGAATCAAACTATAGTCAACCCCTAGTTGATGGTCAAGTGGTAGCGGTTTTCGTGCTTTACAAAGCAAGACGGACGCCGTAGCGTCCGTCTGCCGGCAGGGAACTACTCCTGTTAGCCGGCCAGGGGGAGGCTGGGAAACCGGCGCCTAAGGCCACTATACCGCCTCCCGCCGACACTTGTCACCGGACGGATCTAACGCCAGCGGTGCCAGGGGATTGATGTACTGGGGGATCCGCTTAAGCATCAGCGCCACGGGTTGAGAGTGGAGGGCGCAGCGGCTCGGGAAACCGAGAAAGCAACCACTCGACGCGAGTCGACGCCGACGGTCAAACTCGCCCCGTCTCACCTAGCCTGGTGCTGGGATGGGACGGGTGCGCTCTCTCAGCCTCCGATCAAGTACCGTTTTAGATTATTTTGTTAAATCTTAGTTGAACTACGATATGGGGGATTTAAATGAATCTTGAACAAATGTCTTTGTTGAATCGCAGTCTACCCACCTTCGATGGGAAAGTGATTGTGTCACCGAAATACACTCCGCCTGGTCACAAGTCCCTTGAAGCATGGCGTTCGTATTGCAAGTCAACACCAAAAAGCCAATGGCCTGAATGGTTGGTGTCTGACGTTGCCACAATGAAACGAAAATGATTCTTTTTAAGTTACCGTGGCCTCCTTCGCTAAACACCTATTATCGACACATTTCTCGCGGTAAACTGGCAGGGCGTACTTTGCTTTCGGAGCGTGGTAGGCAATACCGGATTGATTCATTGGCGGCCATTTATGAGCAAAACGTACCAACAGGGCTGTACCAAAATCGAATCGGTATAACGATTGGAGCTTGTCCTCCCGATCGGCGGAAACGTGATTTAGACAACTTGTTGAAGGGCGTGCTTGACGTATTGACTTACAGCAAGGTGATCCGCGATGATTCAGACATTGATGATTTGAGGATTGTGCGAGGGCCGGTAGTGCCTGGTGGATCACTAACCATCGGCGTGTTTGAACTGGGGGTTTTACAATGACGACCGCTACCAACTGGATAGATCCCGTTCCGTCGATCATCGAGCACGAGCTCGCGGAACACGCTCAAATTGTCAAAAATCTTCAACTCGATCCGATGTTTCTATTTGATCTGTATCGAGCATCCTCAATCATTGATGCTGCGTTCAACAACGATCATCGTGTTTTTTTGTGTGGAAATGGTGGATCGGCAGCTGATTGCCAACATTTGGCGGCTGAATTTGTTGTTAAATTTAAGGGAATAAGATCGCCATTGTCGGCAATTGCATTGACAACCGATTCAAGCGTTTTGACTGCCGGCGGGAATGATTTTGGTTTTGAAACGATTTTCAGCAGACAAATAGAAGCGCACGGACAGCCAGGGGATGTGCTTTTGGCGTTTTCGACCTCGGGTAAAAGCCCGAATGTATTGAAAGCCATTCAACAGGCCAATGATTTCGCGATGAAAGTTATTGCATTTACAGGACAGGCGGGTATCGAGGCTGATGTAGATGTTTGCTTAAAAGTGCCATCGAGCGTTACCGCTAGGATCCAAGAGGCGCATATTTTGATGGGTCATATTTTGTGCGAGCTGGCCGAATGAGCTTGGTTCAACTTTTGTCGAGCATTGAAGGCAAGCGCATTACGGTAATTGGCGACAACATTGCCGATATTTATCATTTTGGCCGTACAGATCGATTAAGCCCGGAAGCGCCAGTTCCAGTCTTTGTTGAGAACGATCGCGACAACCGATCTGGCCGCCGCCGGGGTGGGGCTGACAACGTGGCGCATCAGCTTGAGATGTTGCATGTTCATACCAGCACCTATATGCCGCCCGCGGTGTCGGAAAAGCATCGCTACATGGTCGGGCATCATCAGCTTTTTAGAGTCGATCAGGACGAATACGCGCCATTGGGATGGATGAAGGATTATTGGATTGGCGATTTTGCGGCGCATTGTGATGCGTTGATTTTGAGCGACTACGGCAAAGGCGCTTTAACTTACGAAAATTGTCAAAAAATCATTTCGGCATTTGTGCATTGTGGAATTCCGGTGATTGTTGACCCGAAAGGCTCGGATTTTGGAAAATATCGGAACGCGACAATCATCGTCCCAAACCACAAAGAGTTGGCCGGCAACCGGACGCCTATTGATTGGCCCTGCGTTATCGTTGAAAAAGCTGGCGAGGATGGAATCCGGCTGCACCGATCTGAAATCACTCAAAAGTTCCCATCGAAAGCGGTTCATGTGTACGACGTCACCGGAGCTGGAGACATTGTGACGGCAATCATTGGCGGCACGATGGCGGCAAAAGGAAACCTTGAGGATGGTTGTCAGCTGGCTAACATAGCCGCGGGGGCAGCCGTAGCCGAGATCGGCACCACCGTGATCAGTAGCCATAGGCTCAGAACCTTGTTATGAAAACAGTGCTGACCAACGGGTGTTTTGATTTGTTTCACCCTGGGCATTCCAAATTCTTGAATTTGGCAAAAAATGAAGGCGATTACTTGATTGTCGCGGTGAACACCGACCGGAGCGTGATCAGTCTGAAAGGCAACGGACGGCCTTATCGGTCATTGAAGACTCGTATGTCGCAGGTGGCTGATAATGCATCCGTCGACAGCGTGATCCCGTTCGATGGAGACGTGGTGTCTCTGGTGCGGGCGATCCACCCTGACGTGCTGGTCAAGGGCGGCGACTATGCCAAATCGCAAATTGTCGGTGCTATGATGGTCGAAGCCTGGGGCGGCAAGGTTGTAATTGTCCCTCGAGACGACCATTATTCGACGACAAACCAAGCGAAGGCTTTATGAAGCGCGAAAAAACCCAGAAAGTCGAATGTCATCAATGCGCTCCCCGCGAATGGCGCGACACGCCGGTTATTACCGGAGATTTTGATTTTGACGAGTCAATTCTGCACCGTCACAACAAAGACCTCCCGCATAGGCTTGCTCTTTACGTCCGGAAGGGCAAATCTTATGGCCCGCTGACGGGTTATAGCGGATATCACGGATACCATGGAGACAATTGATGAAACACGCCAAGGGGATGAAAAAGTCGAAGGCTAAGCCGGCCACTTATCACGCGGATGAGCCCAACATGATCCGGGACAAGCGTGGCATGGAAACGAAGCGCCAGACGAAAAACGACCGTTTGACGCCGCCTCGTCGCGGAACGATGAGCTAAGTCATGCCGTGGGACGTTAAGGACGCTCGCGAATTTACCAAAAAAGCGAAGTCGCCTAAGTCCAAACGGGCTTGGGCGCACGCCGCCAATTCGGTACTTGAGGCCACCGGGGACGAAGGGCGAGCCGTTCGCGCAGGTAATGTTGCCGCTAAACGCAGCGCAGCAAAATCAAAGCGATAGGTTCTGAAACAACGTGCCGGCGCCAAAAGGAAATGACAATGCGGGCGATGGGAAACGCTGGACAGCCGCCATTAAGCGCGCTCTTGCCCGTAAGGCCGAAGATGTCTACGACCGCGGGCTCGATCAGGTTGCAGATCGGGTTGTCCAAGCCGCAGTCGACGGCCAGCAATGGGCGGTCGCAGAAGTCGCCAATCGCATTGAAGGCAAGCCCACCGAACACGTCGTACAAGAAGCTACGATCACTCACGTCACTGTAGGCAATGCCCGCACCCTCGCCAACACGCTCCGCGCTATGGAACGACCCGCCCAGGTTGCTCGAGACACCATTCGACCAGATTCTGCCACTTTGGGATCAGCTTGATTCCAATGGGACTGATGCCGAGGCTATTGCGGCGCTCTGCTTGGCGGATCGCTTTTATCTGTTGGTCAAGGTCTTGGGTCGAGGCGATGCGTGGCATCCGTGGATCTATGACCGCTGCCGGGAAGTTGAACGCGAGCCCGACGGCCAACTCGACATTTGGGGACGAGAGCATTACAAATCCACGATCATCACATTCGCTGGAATTATCCAAGAGATACTCCGCGACCCTGAGATTACGATCGGCCTATTTAGCTTCACTAAGCCGATTGCGAAAGCGTTTTTAGGGCAGGTCAAACGCGAGTTTGAGAGTAATCAGACGCTAAAAGATTTGTTTCCCGATGTGCTGTGGTCAAACCCACAGAAGGACGCGCCGAGTTGGTCGCTTGATGGCGGGCTCATCGTGCAGCGGCGCACCAACCCGAAAGAAGCGACCATAGAGGCGCACGGACTGGTCGACGGACAACCGACCTCGAGGCATTTCAAACTTATCATTTACGATGACGTGGTAACGCGGGAATCGGTCAACACGCCGGAACAGATTGCCAAAACCACCGAAGCGTGGGAGCTGTCCGACAACCTAGGCGCTCAGGGCGGGCGCAAGTGGCACGTCGGCACTCGATACAGCTATGCCGACACATACGCTGAGATCATCAAGCGTGGTGCGGCCATCTTGCGCCATCGACCCGCCACCGACGATGGGATGATTACCGGCAAGCCGGTGCTGTTCTCCCAGGCAGAATGGGATCGCAAGGTGCGCGATCAGGGCGAAGCGACAATTGCCTGTCAGATGCTCGGCAATCCTCTGGCCGGCCACCAGCGAATGTTCGACCAGGCGGATTTGCAAATTTATGAAGTGCGCCCTGAGACACTCATGGTTTACATTATGATCGACCCGGCTCGATCAATTAAGAAGGACAGCGCGAATACGGCTATGGCGGTAGTGGGGGTAGATTATGCGGGGAACAAATACCTGCTCGACGGGTACGATCACAAAATGGATCTACAAGAACGGTGGCACCGAATGCGCGACCTATTCAAGCGCTGGCGATCGGCCACCGGAGTTCAAAATTGCATCGTGGGTTACGAGCGGTTTGGCGCCATCTCAGACTTGGATTACTTCAAAGAACGTCAAAAAATCGAAAATGTACGATTTGAAATAGTCGAGCTTGAGTGGCCCCGCGAGGGCCCTGGAAGCAAGATCGACCGGGTGCAGCGACTGGGGCCGGATTTCCGGTCTGGACGGTTCTACCTGCCTTATGCTACGGATTCTGATAGGCTAACGAAGGCACAAGCTCGCATGGCGAGCGAAGGCTATGCGTATCGGGTATCTCAGACGATCAAGCGTAAGGATGAAGCGGGGCAGGTTTACGACCTAAGCGAGCGGCTCAGAATGCAGGTGCATTACTTTCCGTTTGGCGGTTTAAAGGATCTGGTCGACGCCGTGTCTCGCATTTATGACCTTGATCCTCGAGGCCCAATCGTGATTGACCAAGAAGCACTAGAGCCGGAGTACGCATAATGCCGCCACCGATTCCGCAGGGTCTGGGTACGCCAGTCACAACGCGAAACTTCAGTCTGCTTGAGATGGTGTCCCGAGCGTGGGGCTCTGAGTTCAAGGCGCCCGATCACGGCATTTATGTGTTTGATGGCGGCGTCCGTCGGTTTGACAGCACCGACATGGGCACGACCGGGTTCTATCGGCGTCCCGGATCATGATGAATCCCGAAGGAGAGATGCGGCTGATTGAGGCCGGCAATGCCGATGAGGCATTGGATTTGCAGAAGGCAAAGGAAGTCGCGACCACGCTCGAAAAGCATTACCCCGATCATCCTTGGCTAATCTCGTTCCAAGGTCGGGCGCTTATCATCCGGCATTTGGCAATATCGGATACCGTCCGTGAGGAAATGGGGCGCGAGGGTTTTGGGTTTGTGCTGAAGCATATCGACTCATCGAGCGCCACCGAGCTTGCCAAAAATGCTGTGATGGCCGGCGGTCAAATGCTCGAGGCGTTTGGGTTGCCTCGAGCGGCATGGAAAGGGCAAGATCCGATCCTGCCGGCGGGCTGGACTAAACGCGAAACGAAACACAGGCTCGGAAACGAACAGACTAGGATCATCCTGCAATGACCGTTAGCACCCAATCGCGGCCGCAGCCGCCCTCGATCATGGATCCCGGCGCGGGTGACGGTCTGGATCAGTTTCTGATCTATGGCAAAGAGGACGACGACGACGGTCTGGCGCCTGAGCAGGATCCGTCCGACGAGGCCGATGGAATTAACTGGATGTCACGCGCCCGCCAGGCATATCAGTTCTCGACTAGTTTCGTAGACAGCAATTATCGGAAGCAATGGGAAGATTCGATCCGGGCGTTTAACAGCCAGCACCCCGGTGAATCTAAATACAACAGCGAGCTGTGGCGCCGTCGGTCGCAAATCTACCGCCCAAAAACCCGA